GCAGGGTTTGCTAAACAGGCTGCCCAACAAAAATACAAAGAGGCTTATGAACAAGGTAATACAGAAGATATGGTTGCTGCTCAAGATGCATTAACAAGAGCAACTATGGATGCTGCTAGTGCTGAACAGTTTAATGCTAGAATACCAGAAGAACAGTTTATGCAACAGCAACAAGAACAACAGTTTATACCTCAACAACAAACACCACCAAGACCTGACGATAAAGCAATTTCTTGGCAAGCAAAAAACCAATGGTTCGGTAATGATTCTGAAATGACCAGTTTTGCTTATGGTGTTCATGAAAAATTAGTCAGAGAAGAGAATCTTGATCCACGATCCGATGAATACTATGAAAAGATTGATACAAGGATGAGAGATGTTTTTCCAGATTTCTTTGGGAGTAATGCAAGCGCTGTAAGTGCTAACTCTCAAAGCTCCGTGGTCGCACCTGCTACACGCAATAATGGTGCCAAGCCACGCAAAGTACAACTTACAGCAACTCAAGTCGCCCTCGCAAAGCGCCTTGGGGTAACTCCAGAACAATATGCTAACCAATTGGTTAAGGATATGTCTGCAAATAACTAGAGGATATTTATATGTCTGAAGAGCGCACTCCAAGAGAGGAGTATAATCGAAAAACCACACAACGAAAGAAGTCGTGGTCACCACCAAGTGTATTACCCGACCCTGAACCAGAAGAAGGATGGGTGTTTAGATGGATTCGTACCAGCATGATTGGTAGTCCAGATAACACTAATGTTTCTAGTAAGTTCAGAGAAGGCTGGGAGGTCGTCAAGGCGGAGAGTCAACCTAGTCTGAAAATACTTTCAGATCAGGATTCTCGCTGGGGATCGGATGGTGCAATTGAAGTTGGTGGATTGTTATTATGTAAGGCTCCACAGGAGATGGTTAGTCAGCGTAGAGAATACTACGAAGAAATGGCTGATCAACAAATGAATGGAATTGATAATAACTTTCTTAAAGAAAATGATCCTAGAATGCCTGTCCTTAAACCAGAAAGGCAAACAAGGGTTACTTTTGGGAGTAACTCCAAGAAATAGTTTTTATTTTATGGGGTTATACAATTTAATTTTGTAATGTAATAGGGAGTATTATATGCCTAGTAGTGCAACACCTTACGGTGCTATGCCACAAGCTGGACTTAGTTGTAATGGCTCTTTTAGTGGAGAAGTTCGTCACTATAAAATTGCAAGTGCTTATGACACTGGTATTTTTTATGGCGACTTTGTTAAGTTAGTTACTGCCGGTACTGTCGAAAAAGACGCTGGTACAGCTACTTTAACTCCAATTGGTCTTTTTGTCGGATGTGCTTACACCGACCCAAGTACCAAGAATAAGACCTTTAATCAACAATGGCCCGCCGACACTTCGGCTTCTGATGCTGTAGCCTATGTTATGGATGATCCTGACATTACTTTCCAAATGCAATGTGACGGTTCTGCCGCACAAGCTGTATTGGGAACTAATTGTGCAGTCATTCAAACAGCAGGTTCAACCTCTATAGGTACTAGCAAAAACGCAGTCGATATATCTACCGCAGCTACAACCAACACACTACCAGTTCGTATCATTCAATTCGTTGATGGACCGAACTCGGCAGTTGGTGATAGTTACACTGATGTTATCGTCAAGTTTAATGCTGGACACCTCATGGACAATACAACTGGAATATAAGGAGTTTAGTAAATGGCTATTTCAAGAGCACAACTGCTGAAAGAACTTTTACCCGGTTTGAATGCATTGTTCGGATTAGAGTACAGCAAATATGAAAATGAAGACGAAGAGATATACGAGACAGAATCCTCAGACAGATCGTTTGAAGAAGAAGTCAAGTTAAGTGGCTTTAATGCTGCTCCAGTAAAAGATGAAGGTGCTCGTATCAGTTATGATAACGCACAAGAATCTTTTACAGCTCGTTACAACCACGAAACCATCGCAATGGGATTTGCTATAACTGAAGAAGCAATGGAAGATAATCTTTATGATTCTCTTTCTGCTCGCTACACGAAAGCACTTGCCAGAGCTATGGCTTACACGAAACAAGTTAAGGCTGCTTATCCTTTAAACAAAGGGTTTGGAGACTATGACACAGGTGATGGCGTTGATTTATTCAGCACCTCTCATCCTCTTGTTTCTGGTGGAACAAACGCTAATAAACCTTCAACCGATGCTGATCTTAATGAGACTTCACTAGAAGCCGCCATTATAACAATCGCTGGTTGGACAGATGAGCGTGGTTTGCTGATTGCAGCTAAACCAAAGAAATTGATTATACCGCCTAACTTGATGTTTGTTGCTCAACGGATACTACAGTCTGATCTCAGAGTGAGTACTGCTGACAATGATATTAATGCGATTAAATCAATGGGCGTTGTTCCCGATGGTTATGCCGTGAATCATTATCTAACTGATACTGATGCATGGTTCTTAATGACTGATGTTCCAAATGGATTCAAACATTTTGTTAGAACTTCTTTGGAAACGAGCATGGACGGCGATTTTGATACTGGTAATGTAAGATACAAGTCAAGAGAAAGATACAGCTTCGGCGTGTCTGATCCACTTGGTGCTTACGGAACTTCAGGAGCTTAATTTTTGTTATGGAACCCGTGATGTGGGGGTTTCTTACTCAACCCACATCAAACTTTTCTAGGGTTAACTTGTCCTACAGACTGACCTAGCAGACAATGCCAAGACGGTAGGACTTATTTCCGATGGAGGAAATTATGGCAAAATCAACCTTTTCAGGACCTGTAAGATCACTCGCTGGTTTTATAAACGCAGGTTATAATTCCGTTGTTAGTTTAACAGCTAACACAACTATCACAGTAGCCAGCCATGCTGGTAGAGCGCTGTTATGTAATGATGCAGATGGAGTGTTTACTCTGCCTAGCATTGTTGTAACAGAGCCTGATGATAAAACAGACCCAAATCAATTATGTAATTTGGGCGCACAATTCACTTTTATTGTCGTAACGGCAGCAACAGATATGGACATCGTAACAGACGGCACTGACAAATTTGTCGGTGGTGCTTACACTGGTATTGATGACAGTGCAGCAGGGAAAACCTTTATTTCTGGTTCTTCCAATGATGTTATTACACAAAACGGCTCAACTAAAGGCGGTTTAGCAGGAAGTATTGTAGTAGTTACTGCAATGGCAAGCGCTAAATACCATGTTGCAGCACAGTTACTTGGTTCAGGAACTTTAGTAACACCATTTGCTGACGCTTAATAGGGGGTAAATTATGGCTGACGCAGTAGCAACACAAACCATCCAAGATGGTGCGCAAAAAGCTATATTCAGATTTACGAATGTGAGTGACGGTACTGGAGAGAGTGCCGTCACCAAGATTGATGTTTCTGGATTAACAACTAATCCAGTAACAGGAATGTCTTGTAGCTCAGTAAGTATTGAAAAAATCTCATTTAGTAATATTGGTATGGGGGTCAAAATATATTTTGATGCCAGTACCGATGTTTTAGTCATTCAGCTTCCTGCTGATTGGGCTGATGAATTTGATTTTTCTGAATTTAGTGGGATTCCTGATAATGCAGGAAGTGGCGCAACTGGAGACATCCAGTTTACAACTGTTGGTCACAGTAGCGGTGATAGTTACACTATCATTATGACTGTGGTTAAACATTACACCAACCCAAGCTAGGAGTTACGATGTCTAAATACAAAGTAGTTCAGAATGGAGAAAGAGTGCCTAGTGGCGAACCAATCTTTCAAGTCGCAACGACAGTTAAAGGTGAAGACATCATTGTTGATGCTACCCTTATGACCAAGAAAGAAGCTCAAGCGGCTATGAAGGCTCTATCTCCTGCTAAAAAAGCAGTTAAGAAAAAAGCTAAAAAATAATGCCGCTTAAAAGTGGGCGTTCTAGCAAGGCTATTTCTGGGAATATCTCAACGCTAAGGCGTGAAGGGTATCCTCAGAAACAAGCTGTTGCTATAGCCCATTCTAAAGCAAAAAGAAAACAATCAGGAGGGCAGACTATGCCAAGTTATTACGATTCTAAATCTAGCAAACCAAAGTCAACAAAGAAAAGACGATATTCCAAAGGCGGTGCAGTTAAAACTGATGCCTATGGGAAATATACTATTGCCCGTGGCAGTGGTGCAGCTAGACCACAGAAGTTCAGAAAAAATGGTTAATTAGATGGCTATTGCAACCACCAATGATTTCAATCTCAATATAGGTGAGATTGTTGAAGAAGCCTATGAACGAGCAGGTTTAGAGGCTCGTACTGGCTATGATTATCGTACTGCTAGACGTAGTATCGATATGATGATGCTTGAGTGGCAGAATCGTGGAATCAACTTATGGACAATAGAAAGTGGAACACAGACTTTAACTGCTGATACCGCAACCTATACTTTGCCTGATGATACGATTGATTTAATGGAAATGCATTTACGCTTGGATGTAGGAGATAGTTCTAGTCAAACTGATTATCAATTGACCAGAATTTCTCCAACACAATATTCAGATATACCCAATAAATTACAAACAGGACAACCAACACAAATTTGGATTCAAAGATTAACAACAACCCCACAATATACTCTTTGGCCCGTACCCGATGATACGCAAACCTATACTGTTGCTTACTATCGTATAAGACAAATTTATGATAGTGGGACGCCCGGCAGCAATAATATGGATGTTCCTAAAAGGTTTTTACCTTGTTTGGTTTCTGGCTTGGCTTATTATATAGCCATGAAAAGACCAGAAGTTACTGACAGATTACCTATTCTTAAACAAGAATATGAAGAACAATGGCAACTAGCGTCTGAGGAAGATAGGGTGAAGGCGAATTTTCGTTTTGTGCCGTGGATATCTTATAATTAATGACACAGTTTGCAGAAGGTAAGTATGCTTTTGGATTTTGTGATCGTTGTGGATTTCGTTACGATTTAAAAGAGCTAAAAGATGAAGTTGTCGACACAAGACTTAGTGGGTTCTTGGTTTGTCCAGAGTGTTTTGATCAGGATCAGCCTCAATATCAATTAGGCAGAATGCCTGTTGATGATCCGATTTCTTTGGAGAACCCAAGACCTGATAAAGCTCAGGCAGAAAGTAGGCGCTTATATGCGTTTGATCCTATTGGTGGTGGCGTTACTGCTGTTGGATCAAGAACAGTGGGTCTTGATATGCATGGTAAAGTAGGAATGCTTAAAGTAACAACGAGCTAAAGGATAATATTATGATTAAAAAATCATCATCTTTAAAAGATAAAAAAGCAACCAAAAGCCCAACAAAAGCAAAAGATAATAAAAAAGCTGTTATTGATTTTGTAACGAGAGCAGAAGAAGGTGAGCCGTATTTTGGAATACAAATTACAAAAAAGTTTTCTACAGGTGGTGCTGTTGAAAACCATAATGATCAGGTAAAACGAAAATATGGTGGAGGAAAGTTATAAAAAACAATGACTTATGCTGAGTTAAAAAATTTAATACAGAACTATCTCCAGAACAGTGAGACCTCTTTTACTACTTATCTGCCCGATATGATTAAGCAGGCAGAGGATCGTATTCTTGAGAATGTTCAATTGCCTGTATTTAGAAAGAATCAAACAGGTTCTTTATCTTCAGGAAATGAGTATTTAGGTATTCCGAGTGATTTTTTAGCACCTTATTCTCTATCCTATACAGCCAGCAGCAATCAAACATTCTTAATGAACAAGGATGTAAACTGGATTCGAGAAGTATATCCAAACAGTTCTACAACAGGTGAGCCAGAATACTATGGCATATTTGATAATGATTATTTTATCGTGGCTCCAACTCCAGATGCTGCTTACAATGTGGAGTTGCATTACTTTTATAGACCCGCTTCAATAACTGCTGGCGGTGATTCTGGAACAACATGGCTATCAACGAATGCTCCATCAGCATTGCTTTATGCTTGTTTGCTTGAGGGGTATGTGTATATGAAGGGTGAGGCAGACATGATGTCTGTTTATAACACAAGATATGAATCTGCATTAGGCAGGCTTAAAATATTGGGAGAAGGCAGAGATAGAACCGATGCCTATAGATCAGGACAACTTTAATTCTTCTAAAAAAATGGAAGACAAAAACATTGCAATTGTTGCGATGGGTCAAAGCCAACTAGATTTTCATATGAGTCTTTCTCATAGTCAGGAATATGATGAGGTTTGGGGCATTAATTCCATGTGTGCAGTTACTAAGTGTGATCGTGTGTTTATGATGGACCCTGCTTCTCGATTTTTTGATACCTTTGATGCAGGACCACAAACTCAAGTAATGAGAAGAATACTTCCAAGACTAGATATTCCAATTTATTCTTGTGAACTAGATAATAGGGTTCCAGCGATAGAGTTATTTCCCCTAGATGAAGTTGTTAAAGATTTGGGCTGTGCCTATTTAAACAACACGATTGCTTATGCCATTGCATTTGCTTTATGGAAAAAGGTGGGCAAGCTCAATCTTTTTGGAGCAGACTTTGCTTATAAGTCGAATGTTTATTTTGGTGAATCGGGCAGAGGTTGTTGTGAATTTTGGTTATCTAAGTGCATGGATGCGGGTATGGATGTTTCTATTGGCGCTCATTCTCCAATACTAGATACCAATATTCCTTTAAAGGAAAAGCTATATGGCTATCATAGACTTGATAATCCTCCTGTAGTATATTTAGAAAAAGGTGAATTGGTAGTTGGGAAACTTTCAGAGGTCATAGAAGAAGAAAAGCCTTCAGGAATTTCAGGAAGACAAGATATTAGTCCGCCAGAACCAGATAAATACTAATGGAAACAGACTCTTTTACAATATCAGTAGGCGATTTAGGCGTAAAGACTACAGACAATAGGGGTCATTCAGTAGAAGAAGTCGCTGAAATGGCGACAAACAAATTAGTTTCGGTTGCAGATACTGCTCCCGATCCGATTAAAGCACAGGCACGGGCTTTTAGGAATGCGTGTCATTTTATAATTACCTACTACATGAAAGAGGCGATAAAAAACCATATGTGTACGATAGGTAATCAACTGGAAGCGCAAGGTCACAAAGACTTAGCAAATATTATTAGGAGGCTATAATGGCTATAACACAAGCAATGTGTACTTCTTTCAAAAGTGAGCTTATGCAAGCGGTACATAACTTTAAAACGACTGGAGGGAATACCTTTAATCTGGCTCTTTATACCAGTTCTGCAACCATGAGTGCTTCTACTACAGCTTATAGCAGCAGTCAGGAAGCAACTGGTACAAACTATACGGCAAAAGGTAGTGCATTAACTAATGTTACTCCAACCACTTCGGGAACCACTGCGTTTACCGATTTTGCTGACTTGACGTTTGGTACTTGCACAATTACGGCAAGAGGCTGCATGATTTTCAACGAAACAGCTACTGGTGATCCAGCAGTTGCAGTTTTTGATTTCGGTGGCGACAAAACAAGTACAGCAGGTAGTTTTACCATATCCTTCCCAACCGCAGACGCAAGTAACGCTGTAATAAGAATAGCGTAAACCAGCATGGCTGTCGGCTGGGGACGTGCTGAGTGGGGGGATG